CCCGCCAGTCAGACGCTTTCAGATGCTGGCGCAGGCGAGCTGCTGGTGCGGTCGTAATTCCGACGTAGAGAAGCGCGCCGCTCTTATCGAAATGACGGTACAAAGCGCAGGTCATTGCTGCGCCTCGTTATTTTTATTTTTATCGACTTCTTGAAAGCACACGCCAGAGTTAGCATTTTGCTTATTACGGGACTTAGGCTCCCAACGAAACAGATGCTCAGGAACGTCGATTTGATTTGCTACACACCAATCTCTCACCTTGAGGAACCAATGCGCAGGCATGAGTTCGTCATTGAGAGCTCGGGTAACGAGCTGGGTCGACACATCTATCGCGTCTTGAAACCGCTTACGCCCGACTTGGTTCAGGAATTCTGAGAATGTGATGGGTTTTTTCATGAAAGGAATACTACGCAAGTTGCGTAGTAAGTAAATACGCAAAATGTTCAGTGCAGAAATTCAGCAATTCTCTATACTCGCGCCCATGATAACACACACGGACGATAGCCGGGATGCCGTGGCCGCGAGACTTAAGCGGGCAAGGGAAATCCTAGACTTGAGCAAGAAAGAGTTTGCTGAGCGTGCAGGCATTTCTATGCAAACCTATGGACCGTTCGAAAACGGCCATAGGGATCTGTCTCTGCAAAGCGCAAAGTTGCTTCGCAAAACTTACGGCTTGACCTTAGAGTATTTATACTTCGGCAACATCGAAGATTTGCCTACTAGGATCTCAAGACATTTGTGATCCAGCCCTCGCGTAAATTCTTCCCAGAAATCTAGGGACCATCCCGAATTTTCGCGGGCTTTCTTCAATAATTTCAGTCTGTATTCGTCAGTCATAAATCCCTCAAGCGATAAATAAGGTAGCCAAACTACTTTAAGAGCGAGAATTTGGTAGTTCTAGCGCCCTTAAACAAACTACGCAAATTGTTTATTTTTAATCTTGTACTACGCAAATTGTTTAGCTAACCTCTTTTTCATCAACGGGAGATGAAAATGAGTTTACGTGAAGACATGGAGGCCCTGAGCGCTGCTCAAGCGCGCGGCCCGAACAACGCTAAATTCCACATTCACGCTGAGCGCGCCGCGACCATGATGTCGCCGAGCGAGTATGCTCGTGTCAAAGCCGAGGAAGAGGCCGCACGGGCGGCACCTGACCCTTGGCCGTCTGATCCCTCCGCAAAGCCGATCTACAGCACGTATGGCTGGCTTACGGCGCGGGGGGAATGAGGATGACCCAGACCCTCACCACCCAAGATATGCGCGGCGCTATGCCCGCCACAGATACCGTGACCTCCCGCACGGTAGGCAGTCGGGGGGCGGATGCCTCACCCGATCACACTCCTCGACTGCACCAGATTTACTACGAGTTTTCGGACGCGGTGATTGAGGCGCGTCACATGACGTCTGCCGAGGTCGAGCGTCAAGCGTCGGCTCGGTCGCTGAATGCCCTCCAGATGTTGCTCTGCGCGGTTGCGCTGGCTTTCGCCGGCGGCATCGGCGCGGCCATCGCTGGCAAGGGCATCGCAAACCTCGCCCACTTCAATGTTAATTTTTCCACCCAAAACTGAGGACACAAACATGGCCGATCCAGCACAAGACACCACCGACGAAACCACAGGCACAGACCTGATCCAGATCCCGCACAAGGACGAGGTGCCCGCCCTGTTCGCTAAGGAAGGCGGCATCGAGGCCTTGGTCAGTTCTATTAAAGAAGCGGTGCGCACTTTCGATACAGACATCAGTACCGCCGCCGGCCGAAAAGCCGCAAAAGCACTGGCTGCCAAGATTTCACGGTCGAAGACGTTGATCGATGACGTTGGTAAAGAGCTGAACGAAGAGCGCAACCGCCAGAACAAGGAGGTGAACGCCAAGCGGAACTACGCGAAGGCAGAGCTCGACCAGTTGCGCGACGAAACGAAGGCCCCCGTCGAAGCATGGGAAGCCGAACAAGCCGAACGCAAACGCCAGTTCCTACTGCGCCTCGATGTGTTCGACCTTGAGCGCGCCACGTCCAGCGACGACACGGCGACCATCCAAGGCATCATCGACCAGATCACAGGCACCGCCATCGATGACAGCTGGGAAGAATACGAGGCCGACGCCAAGAGCGCGAAGGCAGCCGCCCTGGTCAAGTATGAGAGCGACCTCGCCATTGCGAAGGTGCGCGAGGAGCAAGCGGCCGAGCTGGAAGCCCTGCGCGCCGAGAAGGCCGAACGTGATGCGGCAGAGGCCAAGCGCGCCGAGCAAGAGCGGATCGCCAAAGAAGAACAGGAACGCGAGCAGCGTGCAGCAGAGCGGGAAAAAGCCGCCGCTGCAGAGGCAGAGGCGCGTGCAAAAGCGGACGCAGAAGCCGCCGAGCAACGCCATGCCGAGCGCCTTGCCGCCGCCAAGCGCGAAGCCGAAGAAGCCGCCCAGAAAGAGCGCGACCGGATCGCGGCCGAGCAGAAGGCCGAAGAGGAAGCCGCCGCTGCCCGCGCCGCCGATAAGAAGTACCGCCAGAAGATCCGCACCGAGATCGTCAACTCCATCACAGCAGCAGCCCCCGGCAATTGGGAAGAGCTGGTGGACATGATGATCGTTGGCGAGATCGAGCATGTGAAGGTGGTGATCTGATGGACCTCATTCTGCCAAAGCTAATCCGCGTCATCGACTATGAGACAACCGGCACTCAGGACGACGAGAGCGCTGAGATTATCGAGTTTGGACGTATCGATGTCGATCTGGATACGCTGGACATCATTAACCCTTGGACGTCGTTAGCCAAACCATCTGGGCCAATCCCTCCTGTGACTATGGCCGTGCACCATATCACAGATGCAGATGTCGAAGACGCGCCAAAGCGAGGCGATCTGTGGAAGCCGTTTTGGGACGGCTGTGGTCAAGGCGACATCGCCGCGGCGCATAACGCCAAGTTCGAGCAGCATTTCCATGCCGGAAACGGGCGCAAGTGGATTTGCACATATAAATCCGCATTGGTTGTTTGGCCTGATGCCCCAAGCCACGGAAACCAGGCGCTACGCTACTGGCTCGACGTTGATCGCAAGCATATCGACTTTGAAAAGGATCGCGCAGATCCGCCTCACCGTGCGCTCCCAGATGCCTATGTTACGGCTCACATTCTGGTCGAACTACTAAAGCACAAGACGCCAGAAGAGCTGGTGCAGATTTCCAGCTATCCAGCCCTCCTGAACACGCTTCGTTTCGGCAAGCACAAGGGTATGAGGTTTGAAGAAGCCCCAGCAGATTACCTGCACTGGATCCGCGATAAGTCTGATCTTGATGAAGACACAAAGTTCTCCGCGAAATACTGGCTGAAACGCCGCGCAAATGCGGAAGGCGGTGCGTCATGACCGACATTCTGGAAGCAGATTGGGCTGAAACCTTGCCTGATGGCGACGAAGGCGCGCGATATTACAAAGTGGGAAAACCAATATCGGCGCTTTCCCCAATGTGGATATGCACCCGCATTACCGTTCAGACAGATGAACCTGGACTGCACGGATACATGCGGCGCGTGTGTATCTGGAAGGGGGAAACTCTAGCAGTCGAATTCCCTTTCATCTCTGCAGGCGCAGTGGGGTATCTCTGATGACCTACGAGATCATCGACCTCCCAGAAGGCGAGCTGATCACTGAGCCGGGGTTCTACCGGATCAGCCTCGATCGGCACCACAACCAGCCCTGCGACGGCGTGAGCGTCACGTCAGGCGTGCTGCGCAAGATGAACAAGCACGGCCCCAGCAAAGTTTGGGCCACGCACATCCTCAACCCCAACCGGCATGAGCCTAAGCGCACGGACGCCCTGCGCCTTGGGTCTGCAATGGCAGCGTTTATCGAGGGCGGCATCGACGGCCTGAACGCTGAATACCAGACCGTTGCGGAGAACGCCCCCAACCGCCCCACCAAGGCGCAGCTGCAGGCTTTGAAGGAAGGCCGCGCCAGCAAGACAGCCCTCGCCACCATTGCTTTCTGGGAAGAGGTCGACCGTGACGGGCGCGAGGTCATCAAAGAGCATGAGCTTGAGCTGATGGCGGCAATGGGTCTGGCGCTGTCGCAAGATCCGGCAGCCTCGGCCGTGCTTGGCGGTGAACCTGAAATCACGATGGCGGCGTATGACGAACGCACGAAGCTTTGGTTTTTGTCCCGACCGGACAACATGAACTTCCAAGGCCTCATGTCCGATTATAAGAAGTGTAATACAGGCGGAGCCCCTTTTGATGGCTACTTCTGCGACCGACGTATCGAAGATCACGGCTACTATTGCCAGATGGCTTTTGCCGCAGACGTTTTCGAGCGTTTGACCGGTGTTTGGTCAGATCAATCCGGACTTATTTTTCAGGAAGATACCGCGCCATATGACTGCATTCTACGCGGTCTTAGCGAGGAAGATTTGCGGTTCGGGCAATTCCTAAACAACCAGGCGGCCAGACAGTTCAGGGAATGCCTGGACGCAAACCACTGGCCGGGACCGGGCGAAGTCGTCGGCATGTTCCATATGAGGGAAGAGCGTCGTCTTGCCTTGCTTGAGCAGATGCAGACAGCGGGGTTAGCGCCATGAAATCCAACATTGTCGACATCGACGTAGAGGTGTCTCACCGAACTGAAAAAGCCGTCTTGGTCCATACGGGGATCAAGGAAGACGCGGTTTGGCTTCCACTTTCTCAAATTGAAATCGAGCCATCAGGGGTTGCAGGGATCGAAACGATCAGCCTGCCCGAAAATTTGGCCGCTGAAAAAGGACTTATCTAATGAACGATACCACCAACAGACAATCCGCCGACCTGATCCTGCGCGAAAAGCGCCGGCAGGAGCTGGGGGAAACCACGTTCAATACCGGCGCACAAGGCGGCGCGCTCATGCAGCCGCGTAACGGCAAAGAGCTGATGGACATGGCGAACATGATGGCCGGTTGCGGCACGATGGTTCGTGACTTCTACCGCGGCAGCCCGGGCGATTGCGCGGCCCTGATCATGATCTGCCAGCCCTACGGCTTTAACCCATATCAGGTCAGCTGGAAGACGTACAAGGCCAGCAAGAGCGCTGATGCCCCCGTGTCGTTCGAAGGCCAGCTGGTGAACGCCATGCTGAACATGAGCGCCCCTGTGAAGGGTCGGTTGAAGTATCGCTACGAGAACGAGGGCACGGAAAACCTGACCTGCACCGTGACGGGCATCGATAAGGAGACGGGTGAAGAGATCATCTACACCTCCCCGCCCGTCAAGCAGATCCCCGTCAAGAACAGCCCGCTCTGGAAAGGCGACCCGCAG